ATTCTCTGTAAACGTGATGGCCGACGGCGTGACCAATATTCTCTATGAAGACATACGGCCGCTGACCGTACGGCAGATCATGCGACAGCTGCTTACTTATGAGCGAGAGAACCTAAAGGATCCGCGAGGCGTAAGAGTCATCTCGTGCACCGAGCCAAGGCGCGGCGACAATTTCGGTGCACCGTGGCAAACATGGATGTGGTGGGAGTCTTCATGTCGGGTGCGTGCTCGCAATGGATCAGGGCGATTTGTGGAGTTTGACGCAAACCTACAGCTCGACGAAAACCACATTGATACAGTCATGCAGGATGATGTCGGATCTCGGTGGTCTACAAACTAGTGATCTTCCCGCTCAGCTCGACCAATGGTCCCGAATGGGTTGCGCCATCCGGATCCACGTAGGTAAACGTCACAGGGCCTCCGCTGGACGGCGCCGTGCCCGAGAGAACACCGCAGCGCTTGACCGGCACCCCGATCGTGCTCCCGCTTTCCCACGCAGGCAGCGCGACAGGCTTGCTTGGATCCCCGTCAGAGAAGGCCACCAACACCTTTGAACCAGGCGTGACAGTCGCTTCAATCCCCGGAGCAAACCCAAACAACGGCACGCCCGAAAGCGTCGGCAGACGACCCGAATCGGGCGATACATCGACCTTGTTGCCCGACTGCGAGAGCACCCGCGCCAAGAAAAGCTTGTGATAGTCGGTGCCCCGCGTCTCGTGCCGGATCAGCGCAGACAGCGCAGACCGGACGCGATCCGTGGTGGCGTTGTCCCGCTCGTACCAGACGTCGAGTTCCGCGCCTGCCGGTACGTTCTCACCAAGGTGATACTCGACGTACGCAACGCGGTGCCCTTCGAACGTCATGCCCGGTCGAACGGGCGGAATCGGTGTGCCGGTGAGGATCGTGTGATCCTCGGACGGATTGGTATGGAGCGTGTCGACTTCGACGGGATCAACCACTACATCCGGGTAAGTATCCGTGCCCACCCAGATCGTACCGTCATCGAGCACGCGCCAGTCGGCACCGGCTACGTCCATCAGGCTGGCCAGCAAGGCACCGCCCAGGCTTCGTGTTCGCACCCAAGCGGGCACGAAGCGGCTTAGGATCGCGGAGTCAGACCGTGGGGATAAACGTTCGCCAGTTGCGGCCAGAAGGGCGGTCAGAGGAACTCGGAGCGGACTGCTACTGTAGTAGACGGGCGTGACTTCTTGATCGAGACCACCGGCGCCGCCCACGACCCGTACCGAGGCATAGGCAGCATACACACCGCCATGCTGCACGGTCCCCGTGAGATCCAGTGCGCCATCCCCGCTGACAATGCGAGCAGCACCCGTGATCTCCTCTTCGGTGTCGACCATCAGATCCGCGGTCCAGCGGCCAATCCGCGGGAATGAGATCCGGGCGGAAAGACACGCGATGTCGTTGATCTCGAGGTCGCTCACGAAACGTTACAGCCCGCTTGCGATCGGTTGAGGAATCCCTGAAGCGGGAACACCTTCGGTGTCTCGTGGGGTCGCGGGCGCAACCGATCGGTTTGCTTCGACGGGAGCCCGGTTCGTCTGCCCCAGTCGATCGATTCTCGATGCCGGAAGCTGAATGACCGTCTGTGTATGTCCCGCAGCATTCCGTTTTGGTGGCGGAATAAACTCGACGCAGTTCATCGTGGCCTTGAACATCCCGAAGGTATTTTCGATCTCCGGCATTTCGATCGACTTGACGACAACCTCATTGATCTTGGCTCGAACCGTCTCCGGGTGTTTGATCTTGATGGCGTGCTGCGTCGCCTCGATTGACTTCAGCGCTGCGTACTTTTCACAGGTAATCGTAAAGGCCGCGAAGTGGTCACGGCGCCATAGATACACCTCGATCTTGACCTCGCTGGGTTTTTTGCCGCGATCGGTCAAGCGCGCGCCGTGTTTCCCTGCAGCTTTTGGAGCACGAATGTCCCGCACGAGCTTGACCGTCACCTTGACGCGTCCCACAGGCCAAATCGCTTCGGCATTGTCGAACCAGCCCCAATACAGCTGGTCCCAACGCTGGTAATCGGGCTGAAACTCCCCAAACGCGTGCTCGAAAGGGGTAAGCGGCGCCGAGGCAGCGGGCTCATCCCCGCTGAGGGCGAGCATCGTATCGATGACGTTGCGTTCAGCAGGCATTAGGTGGCCACGCCCTGGCTGCTAGAGATCTCGGTGATCAGGCTTGCAAGGTGTCGTTTGACCTGTCGGCCGATCTCGTCAGCGTCCGGATTGTTTCCATCCACGCTTACGTTGATGTCGCCGATGCTTACCGATCGACCGCCCACGCTCTTTACGGTGGCGCCGCCAATCTCGCGATCCATGGTGCTCATGATCGCTTGGGCCGAATTCTCGACCTCGTCCAGACGCAAGTTCATACCGCGCGCAAGACCTTCAATCATGTTCATGCCGAGGCGCGTGAACACCTTGGACGGGCTATGAATCTGCGCGCGATCGCGGAAGCCTTGTTCAATGCGTCCGGCCATGTCCCGACCGGTCGCGTCGGACTCACGCAGCAAGCGCTCATTGTCCATCCGCATCGATTGAAGCGGATGGTCAAACCAGTTGAACATGCTCTGAATCCAGCCGCCTTGCTCAACAGGGGCTTGCTGCATTCCAGCGCCGGCGCCGCGCTGCTCCTCGGTCATGGACTCGCCAAGATTGCCGACAGCCCGACCATGCAGGATATCGTTGGCCTGTGTCAGTCTTTCTGCAATTGTGATCACAAGCCCCATGGCGTCAGTGGCGCCGCGAATAAACCCAGGCAGTGCCTGCGCCGCGCGTGTGATCATTCCCGCGATATCGACCTGGTCCAGTTGATCTAGCAGCGGCTTCAGGGCCGTACGAAATGCACTTCCTTCGACTGTGGCGCTAGCCAGTGCATCGGTGATTCGATTGACGAACCGCATGACTGGTTGAAACGCGCCGTCGTCGCCCACGTGAGAAAGGAACACGTGCCATTGGGCATCGAGCCGGTTGATGCTTCCGCCTAGCGTCGTTGCGGCTTGATTCACCGCACGGGTTCCAAGGCGCTCGTTGGGGCCGCCGCTGAACCGCTGCTGAATGACCCGGAGGGCTGCAGAGATGGTTTCCTCGCCCGTGATCTCACGGTTCTTGACCATCTCCATGATGTTGTGGCCCGTGAGCGTCCCGCGGTGACCCGTCTGCGCCTCGGTCGCTTGATTGCGGGCCATCGCGATCTCGGAGGTGACATCGCCGATACCGACGCCTGCAAAGGACAGAGCCCGAAGGTGACGGGTGTCGACCGTTCCTTCTTGCTTTAGGATCGCCAGGTCTCGCGAGAGTTGCTCCCAGACCTCGGGCCCCATCACGGTGGATACGTCCGCACCGCCCTGCATAATGGCCATGGCTTCATTGGTATTGAAGCCCTGGGCCACCATGCGATGGTAGCTCGTCGATGCCTCTTCTAGGCTCACGCCGTACATCGTTGAAAACTGCTCGAGCCGACGCATCTGGTCTGCGGCTTCGTGCGCGCCCATCTGCGTCGTCAGAAAGTTCATCGTGATCGTGCGCAGGTCGGACATGTGCCCGGCCGCGTGCAGAAACGACAAACCGAGCGCGGTGACGCCCGCGGCGGCGCCCGTTGCCCACGTCGCAACGTTGCCCAAGACTGACCGGGCCGTCTCGCCAAAGCGCCGGCTTTCGTGTACCTGGTCCTGCACTGCGCGCAGCTGCAACCGGTCCACAGATAGCCGTTGGGATGCCATTCGTAGCGCCGCCCGCTGCTGGGTACTAAGACCCGGCATCGCAAGCGAGGACTTGAGCTTAAGTGCCTGCTTGTCGACCAGCTTCATCGCACGGTCGACGGTCTTGAGCTCATCCTCGAGCGAACGCATGGCCCGAGTTGCCACGTTGGCAGGGCCGGACATGCGGTCGATGATATCGAGGGCGAACTGAACGCTCACGCTAGCCTTTGAGAAAGTGCGAGACCCGGAGCATGAAGGTTGCGATCAGGTGATAGCCCACTTCGGCTTCCGGGCTGTCTTGCTGCTGGCAGACTGCTTCGACGCATTTGGCTGCGACGCTCGTGCTCTTTTCAGCCGAGCGAAGCAGCGCTAGAGTTTTTTTACTTCGACCTGCTTGGTGTTCCCGGCAAGCCGAGCGCACTCACTCCCGAAAGTCTCCGCGAGCCCGGGAAGCCGATCGATGATCGCGAAGAATGACTCTTTGTCTGGATCCACCACACAATCGGTGAGCAGTGTTTCCATGGCCGTGTGCCGGCGTTCATCATCAAACAGGTAGGTACGGTACTTGTTGTATGCGGCCTTGGACGGCTTGCGGACAATCACGGTCTCACCGCATGCGGTCAGTTCGTAGATGTCGCCGTACTTGGCTTTGAGCGCGTCAATCGTTGCTTGATCCATGCAGGGGTCTCCAGACCTACAGCCTCATGTTGTCCAGGGGCTCTAAGCCATCAGGTAAGTAGTAGAGAATGTAGAGATCGATCTTTTCGACCAGGGGATCCGCGCCACTCTTGTGGCCGTTCTCACCGTTCTTGATCTTGCAGCCGACGAGGTTGTCCTCGATTGGACCGAGACCGTCGTTCATGTCGTACTGAACGTCCATATTGAACAGCTGGCTTAAAAAGCCGCCGCGACGAGCCAGCACCTCTCGCAGCTCTCCGGCCCACCGCTTGTGCAGCGTGATCGACCCTTCGGCTCGGTACTGACCGGGGGTCAACCCAAGCACCTGCTGCTGAGTACCCTCGGCTTCGCCAGGCTCGTTCTTAAACGAGTAATTGATTTCTGTGCATCCGACACCCAGCAAACGAAAGCCGGGGATCGAGATGTTGATCACAGAAAAGTCTGGGTACAGCCCATTGATCAATGGATTGTTGGGAAGAGCCATCGACGCATCCTCGCGAGAGCTAGGTTGTTGGGTGATTAGGCGGCTGTGGCGAGACGAGCCGGGTTAACGAACGAGACTGTAGAAACCAGCGCCTTTGCATATCCGAGCGGAACCACCGAGACCGAAGAGGTCAGCGTCTCGGATGTGAGAACGGCGTCCGTTCGAGAGAGCGCGAACTTCACGTCACTAACGTGCCCAGGTCGGAGCAATGCATCATTAAGCAGCTCCTGAATCTCGGACTCGATCATCCGAGCGTCCTGCTCCAAGATCCGGTTGTACTTCAGTCCGGTGGTAGGATCGGTAACCGGCACCGGATCGACGCGGAAGTTTTCCGATGCCTGATTGACCAGACCGAAGTAGGTGACGTCACACGCGACATCGATCACGCGGCCGTGCTGAATGTACCGAAGATCGCTCCCTGCGGCGCTGAAGAGCTTGACGTTCGTGATGTACAGACCCGAGCGTTTGATCCACGTGCGCATCGTAGAAAAGCGCGCGTCATCAAGCCCTGGCGTGATGTTCTCGTCTCGAACAAGCGCAATGTTGTTGCTCGAAACCGCGCCGCTCTTGACGCGCGCGGGATCCTCGTGAATCGGAATGGCCGCCACGCGTGCGGTTTGCACCCAGGCCACCGAGCGCCGGAACTTGTTCCCGGTGTCCGGAACCGTGAGATCTTCGACGTCGGCGCTGACCACCATGCGAGAGTTCTGCTTGATCGCCATGGCGGCAATCAGCGTAGCGTCAGAAACACCGGTAGGACCTTCGATGAAGCACCGAACGTGTCGGCGTTGGACCGCGGCGTTGTTGACGTTCGTCGACATCGCATCCCACCGCGAGGCCAGATCCGTCTGATCGGCTGCAACGCCCACCACATGAGCAAATCCCCAGGTTCTGGGATCGGCCAACAGGGAGGTCCATGCGCTGTTCAGGTTCGTGGTGGTGCACTTCGGCTCCACGGTCGTCCATGCGAACAAGTCACCGGCTTCGAAGATGATCGGACCCGCGCCCGCGGTAAAGACGGCCGTAATGCCGGTGTTAGGAATCGCATACGTTCCGCCGCTGGGGATCACGATCTCGGGCGAGAAGTGAGCGCCACCATCCAGCGAATACTTGAACGTCCCGGCGCCGAGCGCACCGGTCTGCACAACGACGAGCTGAACGGAGTAGGAATCGTAGGGCGTGCTGCCGGTGGTTGCGACCGTGCCCGTGCTTGTGCTCGTGCGGGTCGGTGTCACCGAGCCTGACGTGGCCGCGGTGCTTGCCGTGGCGCGCATGGCCAGCACGGGGGCAGGGGCTACGCCTTGGGTGAGTTCGCCTAGGGCGAAGACTACTGCGTCAGCAAGTGGCCCGTAGCCAATCGTCGAGCGCACCTGATCGTAGGTGTTGAACTCATAGAGAGTGCCAACGGTGCCCTGTGACGACGCACCCATCTTGACGTGGCGACCGGCCGTGGACGGGGGTTGAAGGTTCAGGCCGTTTTCCCGGACCGTCAACGTTGCATTCGGTGCTGCCATTTACTCTTCTCCACACTGCAGAACACCGTCACCGGGCGTTCCGAGTTGCTCAGTCGCAAAGTTTTTCACTGTGAACGTTTCAAGAGCCGGCTTTAGGACCGGGATCGCCAAGGCAAAGGACAGAACGTAGATCTCACCGAGGCGACTCCAGCCTGCGACGCGTTCTTCCTGCGTGAGCCAGTGCCCGTGAAAGCCGTTTACGCCGTGCTGGATGCTGCCCAATGCAACGGCGATAATGGTTCCGACGGTGAGAAGTCGGAGCTGTTCAGCTGCCAAACGATCTTTGCCCCAGATATGGGCCCGCACCCCAGCGAAACACGTTGCAACAGCAGCAGGATTACCAGTCTGTGCGCCGCGAGGTCCGAATTGGTCATCACTGGGGATCCAAACAATTCTCGGGGGTGAGTTGTTTTCGTAGAGAGCCTTGACGTCGATGTCGACTTTCAAGCCCTGCTGAAAAAGCCCGAGGCGATCGAACTCTTTCTCGACCAGACCCAAGGCAAGGCCGATCCCCTGCGAGATGCCATCGTCTGCAGACGGCGGAATGGGAAGCGTGGGCTGTGACACTTATGCGGCCTTCACGCGCTCACCGAGCCAGCGACTCAGGACGCGTTCGGACGCAGCCTTCCAGGCTCGTTCCCATCGCGCGGGCATGGGCTTTGCCGGGTCAGGTAGATACTGGCGAGCGGGTAGATTCCGTGGTGGATAGCCGTAGTTTTGGGCCTTCGCGTAGGGCAGGTTGATCACCACTGCAAGGCCACGGACGCTGTACCGTACGCCGTCGAGCAGCGCGCCGAAGAGCTTTCCGCTCTTGCGCAGCATCGGCCAGGGATATGGCTTCTTTCGCTCGGGCCACGCGCTGCCATAGGGTGTGCGTTCGGCCCGGAAGTCCGTCTTGATCAGCTGGACGGTTTCCTTGGCGACCTCTTGGCGGATCTCTCGTGCCACGCGCCCATTGGCAAGGCCCGCGAGTTGCGCCTGTAACTTGGCGAACTCGCGGAATGCGTCGGCGTTGCTCATGCTAATGAGGCGGAATGCAGACCGTTACGATTACGTACCAATGCGCCGTGTGCTCCAAGGAAAGCCGCTCGGAAGCTCACGACGTGGTTGCCATACAACCGAGACTGCCGCCCGGATGGATAGAGCTAACCGACCACATGGCAGCCCTATTCGAAGGTGACCGCTATATCTCATACGGCCTATGCGTGACTCACTTCTGCTCGCGAAAGTGTCTTATGGCCCGCTTGCGGGAATCGGCTGCGGCGGGCAGCGAGATCGTGCGTTAGAACGCGCTTGGATCACGACGGTCAGCAACGCGTCCGTAGGTCGAGTCGGTGTACTGCGTGACCGAGGCCTTCGGAGGTGCAGGCGGATCCTCGGGCGACGTAGGTGGCAGGACATCGCTACGCTTGGCGCAATCGAGCCATTCCATCGCGTACTTGAGGTTGTCCTTAAAGAGACTGTCCGGGCCTTCTGGATTGAAGCCCCGGACAAACATCACCTGATAGGCCGCAATGCGGCACACCGCGATTGTCAGAGCTAGTGACCACTCGGTGATCGGCAGGTCAACGACCAGGCCGATCTTGCTGTCTGCAACCGATGACGCGACATCAAGCTGATCCCCGATGTCTTCGGTCGGAATGCCTTCGACAGCAGGTCGGGGCGCCCCGAACTTGTAGAACTGCTCGAGTGTCGCGTACCGAGTGGCCATGACTTGCTAGCGAATGATGTAGTGCACGCCTTCGATCATCTCTCTGGCGTGCTCTTCCGGAATGGTTTGGTCTTTCTCGTAGCGAAAGACCTTGGTCCCAACACCGTGCAGAATGTTGGTCAGCGCGACGTAAGAACGCTTGGGGGCGGCCTTGGGCTCAGCCTTGTCTTTATCCGTCGGCATCAGGCCACTGCCGTAGTGTACAGATAGCCTGCGTTCGACCCGCCCACGACCTCTTCGGCAATGGACTGCGTAACCTTCACGTATACGCCGCCACGCACGCCGGGTAGAGGCGCATCGATTACCTGCGTCTCGAACGGCATGTGCTCGAACTGGTAGGCGAACGTATCGGTTTCGCGAATGTCCGGCGTGGCCGAGACGCGGATTAGGGCCGCGCTCTTGCCCCAGACGTAGCCGCGCGTGGAAGTCTGGCCTTCCTTGTTTGTGTTGTACTTCGCGCGACCTACGACCACGGCATCCAGGTCGAAAGCGTCTGCGAGCAACTGCGTGGTCACTCGGAGCGGAACGTTACCCACGGTCGTTGAAGCGCGGTTAAGGATCAGTTCCTTGACCTTGGCGTGGTTCTTGAGCTTGACCCACACCTGAGCGCCAAGCACCAAGACGTTTGGGCGAACGTCGCAAGCCTCGATGGCATCATCAATGGCCTGGGCCGGATCGCTCGAGGCGTTGTCCCATGCCGTGGTGCCAGAGAGAGCCGAGGTGTTGCTGCCGTAGTTGCCCGAGGCGAACACGACACCCGCAACCCGGCGCTCCTTGGCCAGCAAGAGGCGATTGGTCACGATCTTGGTGGCGCTCACGCGTGGCTGAATGGGCGCGTCTGCGGCGGCCTCTTCCTTGGCCGACACGAAGTCCATCAGACCGTAGTCAACGCAGGAAAAGTTGTCCGTCGAGAGCTTGTACCGAACACGTCCGGGTGTGGATTCAACGCCGGTTAGAAGCGCATCCTGCTCTTCGAAGAAGGTATCGGCGTTCCACTTAAAATACTTGTCGCTCGGCTTGGTGACCCGAACGACCGGCATCACCATGTCTGCGATGTATTCGCGGTTGCGAATCGAGACCGCGAGATTGGAGAGCGGCGTATCGACGTGAACCGTCGAAGCCGAGAGTGACTTGACGCACAGATTAAGCGCGTGGCGGCGCGCAATCTGGCTAAGGCTCCGATCAACTCTCCAGCCTTCGCCGTTCAAGACGTGGGCAATGAGAGCATCGACGTCAGACCCGGATAGGCCCCGCTCACGAAGTAGGTCCATCTGCATCGTTTCGATTTCAGAAGAATTCATGAGATTAGCCCTGCTTGATAAAGGGGGTGATGAGGGTGGGGACTCGATCGCCGCTCGAGCCGTCGACCAGGGCCTTGCCAATGACCCCGACGTTCACGCCTGCGCCCGCAGCTTCTGCGATGGCTGTTCCGGTGGTGCCACCGGAGGTCAGGAGATTGTTGGCGGTGATGCTACCGCCCGAGCGAACCGGGTAGATCCCAGCAGTCACGACATCGACCTGATCCCCGACGGTAGCCGTCGATCCATCGGGACGCATGACCACGCCCAGAAGCGAAGTCGTGGGCGAAGCACCGCCAGCAAAGGCGCACTTACCCACGGCAGAACCGACAACAACGATGTCACCGTCCTGCACTGCAGATTCGGTGATGAAGGGCAAGATGCCCATCGGGTTACGCATTGCGAGTGCCATGGATTAGCCTCCCCTCACGGCCCGAACGGACCGGCGCTTGAGTTGACGAGATGCGTCCATCAGGGCTCGCTCGTAGCCGTCTTCACCGGCGTACTTCTCGGGGCTCTTCTCGACGAGTTCGTCGGCCAGATCCGAGGCTTCATCGGCGTGACTACGCCGGATCGGCATCTCGATCACCGAGCCTTCGGGCGTGCCGCCCTGTGGAACCTGGCGCTGGGTGAGGGCCGCTTCACGAGGCGAAGCCTTGTGAATCTTGAACGCGGGCTCCTGCTTGAACTTGCACCAATCGCTGTTAGCAAAGGCTTCGATTGCGGCCCGAGCGTCCTTGAGATGGGGCTTCTGCTCAAAGAGGTCCGCGAGATAAGCATCTCGCTCCGCCTTCTCGCTGGCTTCCTTCTCAGCGCGCAAAGCGTCGCGCTCAACAGTTACCTTGGGCAGCTCTGCGCCCGCTGTAACCAGTTCAGCGATGCGCGCGACGGTTTCGCCGGCGCTCTTGGTGCCGAGGGACTGACGCGTCTGGGCGCCTTCATCGGCCAAGGCAAGGATCGCTGCTTTGGCAGCTTCCTCAGTGGGTGCGGCGATTCCAAGCTTCGCCGCCAGGGTCAGAAATTCATTCATCGGAATTCCTTCTGGAGGTTGTGGAGGTGAAGCGGCATCGCCGCGGGGAGGACTTTTGAGAGACCGCACGTGAAGGCGCATCAGGGCCTCACGGTTGGCAGGCACGGGCACGACGCTGATCTCATGCAACTCGTTGTTGGCCATCACATAGACTTCTTTGCCGTCGCGTGTTTCCCATCGCGTATCCTTGGGCAGAAACCCAACAGACACGGCACGAAGGCTTTTCTGCTGGATCGAGTTCCAGACCTTTTCCGCGAGCGGATTGGCTTCCGCATTCACGAAGTTCAGGGTCGCTTGGAGCTTGCCGTCCTGAACTCCGATACCGCTCGCGTGACCGATCGGCAATTCATCGGAATCGTGGCCATAGAGCACAACGGGGTTTGCGTTGTAGCGCTCGAGGTCCCAGGTCTGCTCGACGATGTCGCCATAGCTATCCACGATCGCCGTGGATGCCGTAACCTCAATCGAGCGCTCCTCGGCTTTGACCTTGCGAATCGCAAGAGCACACGTAATCAGTTCGTTATCCATGTCGAAGCTTTCGGGTCTCGACGGGTTCGATTCGTCGGGGCGGGTCGTTGCGAGTCGGTCGTGTGAGCCGTGTGGGCTCAGTTCGGGGGCTCTTGGCCAGTTCCTTGATTCGGTCCCGCTGGCGTTTGCGGCGTTGTTGCCGTGTTTCCACCGATCGTTTCCTCTCCGTCTTTCGGCTCGGGGATGCCCATCTGGTCACGAAGCCAGATCGCAGGAATCGCAAGACCACGTCCGGCAAGCTTGTCGGCACGGGCCGCGAGCGAATCGAGGCTTTCCTTGGGCTCGACCTGCAAGCACAGCGTTGGGATCGCGACGCTATCGCCGAAGCGTTCGCGCACCGCAGGGCGGAATAGGTCACGGCGGATGCATTGCTCGATGCGCCGCGCGTCGCTTACGGCAATGGCGATCTCACCACGCTCTTGGGTATCACCGAGCGAACGAGCGCCACGCTCACCGGCCTCGGTGGTCAACGTGCCACCGAGAACGGCTTTGCTCATCTCGCCATTGCAAGTCATCAGCAGGCGTTCGTGCACCTCTTGGTTACCAGGAGGTGGATGGATCGCGAGTTCTGTGACGTCTGGAATCGCCGCGCTCACGCTCGACGACATCAGCTCCATCACCTCTTTGAGCACCTCGACATCAGCCGGATCGGCTCGAGCGGGGTTCTTGGGATCCCGCCCGGTGGCGTACTTGCCGATCCGAAGACCGCGGCCCGCCCACTCGGCAAACGCGATCCAATCACGGATGTCCCAGCGCTTGAACGCGGCGTACCAGACCAGGCATCGCCCTAGGCCCTCGCGGGTTGGGTAGGTGCCATAGATCCGCGGCGTATGAACAATGAGCTTGCCGTCTGGAAAGACCTTTGGGTCATCAAGCGGAACACCGGGGAATGCCATAAACGGCGTGTCGTAGGCCGTTGCGTCCCAGAGATGGAGCTTCCAATTCGGTGCCGGGTAGGCCAGGCGTCGAGCGTGGATCGGCTCGATCTGAACGGGCCGGAGCCATCGACCATCACGGGCCCAGAGTTGCTCGCTGACGGATCGACCATGGTAGGGAGCCGTGGCGAGATGGCCGAGCAAGTCCACAAACGAGAGGGCCTGAGATCCGGCAGGAACCTCGAGCGTGTCGATGATCTCTTGGCAGTACTTGGCAGCCGCCTCGCGCTGTGTTTTGCGTCCCTTGCCTTCGCCGGGTCGAACTTCGTAGGCCGCGCCTGCGACGCGTAGCTCCCTCTTTTGCAGGATGCCCTGCATATGCGGGTCGGCCTGCCGGACTTCGTCGAGCAGGTCGGCGTAGGTATGCATGTACCCCAGGTCGGCCATGCGCATGACTGCGCTGATCGCTTGGGGCGTAAGGCCGTTGCCGAGCCTGCGCTGTGACTTGTCCGCGACGCTGGGCGACGCGATGTGTACAGAGAGTGCGCTTGGCACCGTCTAGCCCCAAACAACCCCGCGGGGCGTACCCACCGTCGAAGGTTTTGGCGTGACCTGATTCGCTCCGGTCAGCTCGGCCACGCCGTCACTTACGCAGTCCATCTGATCGTCGTAATTCTGCTCAGGCACGGACTCGAGCTCATCGTGCATGTCGCCGTTCCAGCTACCGCGTACGACCACGAGCAAGCCTGCTTCACCTCGGGAGCTTGCCGGACCGAAGCGCACGATCTTGTCTCCCGTAGGACGCCGTGTCTTGATCGTGACCTTAGGGTTCTCACGGATGAATGAATGCACCTGATCGATACCGGCTTGCCCAGGGTCTTGTGGGATGACCTGCATGATCTCCGGGCCATCAGCCTCGGCAATCGCTGAAAACTTCGCGTGCACTTCGCTTGGCGGGCCACGGAACCGGAGCACGTGCTCGATCGCAATTACGCCCTGCTTGGTGATCGAGAGCTTGGCACAGGCAGTGTAGTCACCATCGACGGTGCCGCCGAAGTCCCAACACCGAATGCGTTGCACCACATCGCTCGGCGTGATGTCGACGTGGGTGATCTTCTCGCGGTCCCAGTAATCCTTGGGTGCGGCCTTCTTGAGCCAGTCGCCCTCGAGTAGCTGAGCGCGACGAACAGGATCGAGCTGCTGAAGCTTGCCGCGATACTCGGAAGCAACGTGTGGGTTGTCCCTTAGCAGCGCAGGAATGAACGTGCGGGACTCTGCATCCGGTGTGCCTTGGGGAACGACTTGGTCACGAAGGTACCAAAGGAGTTCACCGGGTTTTGCATGAACTGGCGCGTTCGGATCGAGCCACGCGCGGAAGTGTGCAAAGGCCCATTCATGCCCTTCGCCGCCCGGGTTTGTGGCCGCACGAGACCAGTACGGCAGGGTCGGATCGGTGCCGCGGAGTCGCGCGCGAATGCCCTTGTATTGTTTCTCCGTAAAGTGCGTGACCTCATCGAATAGCTCCTCTGAGAATTCGAAAGAGTCGTAATTAGAGACGTCCTTCTCGTGCTCACAGTGGTTGAACCAAACCGTGGCACCACTCGGAAAGATCCAGATCGTGCGAGGAGCACGAACGAGCCGAGCGCCGAACTTCGGATAGAGCGCTTCGCTTTTGTCGATGGCCTCGCCGAGATACTTAGACTCTCGTCGAAGATACAGGCCGCGATAGCTCGGGTTGTGAATCCACCGCAGCGGGCATGCGAGCAATGCGGCGCTCTTGCCACCACCGGCTGCCCCGCCGTACAGAGCTTCATTCGCTCGGCTCGCCAGGAATCTGGTCTGTGGGCCCGGGTTCGGCTCCCAGATCACCTGACGTTGAACCGCTTGGGCTGCCATCGAGTTCGGGGAGGAGCGCTACGTATTCGACCTTGGCGACCGACTCGGTCTTGATCGGACCGCCTTCGGGACCGCTGTGCTCGTGCCGCTCTTTGCGCCCCCACTTCTCCGGGTAGCGACGCTCTAAGCGCCACGCGGCGGCTGTCCACTGTTCGGTTGCGGCTTTGGCGATGAGGGCAACGTCGCGGATCTCAGAGGCGGCAATCGCCTCGCTTACCGCGGCGTGAAACTCTCGGTACGGGGCTTCGATCTCAGTTGTGTCGTTGGCATCCGTTGCGCGTGCACCGCGCCTTAGCCATCGATAGAACGTGTCCTTGGCGATGCCTACGTAGGCCGCTGCCGTCTCAACGTAGTTACCGGCTCGAAGCACACCGCAGATCTTCTCGCAAAGCTCGGGGGTGAGATCAATCGTGCCGACAGGACGAGCCATGAATCATCGCTAGGCGCATGCATGCACTGCATGAGGCGCGAGAATGTGATCACGAATGTGCGTTGCAACGGCGCGCATGAAGAGCGGGGGAACGCTGTTGCCGATGCGAGCGTAAGCGTCTTGGTATCGGCCTTGAAGCTTGTAGCCGCCCGGAAAAGAAGAGATCGCTTTCAGCTCTTCAATCGCAAGGTAGCGGTGCTCTGAGAAGTGAATCGCAGGCTCGGAATAACCGCGAAACTGCTTCGTGATGGTGATCGAAGGTCGCTTTGGATGCAGACGCATGCAGATATTGTGGAAACTAAACGTCGTGTTCTTGACCATCTTTGGGATGTATCGAGCCAGCACTTCTTTAGGCACGCAGTCAATCGCGTCCTTGCCTGGCTCGATATAGGGAAACACAACGTTTGCGCCTTTTGGTAAAGGTGCATGCGTCACGGGTATGACACCACGGAGTGCTGCTTCACACCCAATTGAAGCGCCTTGTGCTTTGGGATGAGAAGGCAATGCAGGTACGTCGTCTCGCACTCCCACGAAGATGATGCGTTCGCGTGACTGCGGAACGCCAAAGTACATGGCATTCAGAAGTCTCGCGCTAACTTTGTATCCACATGCTTTCAGTGCTCGCAGACACTCTGCAAACACCAGTTTCATGTGGCCTTTGACCATGCCTGAGACGTTTTCCATCACGAAGGCTTTGGGCTGCAACCCTTGCAGCAATCGGACGTACTCACGAAACAACTGATTGCGACTGTCTCCGAAGTTGCGCTTGCCGGCCGTGCTGAACCCCTGGCAGGGCGGAGAGCCGTCGAACACATCCAGCTCGCCCGGCTTTAGTCCCGTCCGTCGCAGAACTTCGTCGACGGACAGCTTGGCAATGTCGCCATGGTAGACGGGCACATGGGGGAAGTTCGCACGAAAGCAAGCCACCGCATGGTCATCCCATTCGACCGCGAGCAGTTCGCGATAGCCGGCCATTGAGAATCCCAGCGAACTGCCACCACAACCGGCGAACGTGCTAATCACGGTCGGTGCATCGGGCGAACGTGGCGCAAGATGATCGCGCCAGGCTGCCTCGAGCACTTCGACGTAACTAGACCGGGACGGTGCCGCCGCAGTGCGGGCAGGAGACGGTCTTGACGTCTTCGGCGACGCTTTCGTCATATTCCTTGAACTCAGTCGGCACCGGCGCGCCGCTGGCTGCTTTCAGCATGCTGTCGATCTCGGCATCACTCCAGCCTGCAACGAGCGCAGCGTCGGAGAT